ATAAGAATCACTGTGCAGTGAATTATATCCGAAACGGTATAACACACTATAGGTCTATGTGTGATGAATGTGGTAGAAAGAAAAATAAACTAAAGCCCAGAAAAGCCAACTGGACTAAAGGTGGATACAAGAAAAAAGCCACATGTGACTTATGTGGCTTTAAGAGTATATTCCCTACACAGATAACTGTTTTTCACATTGACGGTGACTTAGAAAATATCAATCAATCTAATCTACGCTCAATATGCTTAAACTGCGTAGAAGTAGTCAAAAAGAAAGACGTTAACTGGAAACGAGGGGATTTAAAGGTTGACTATTGATTTGATCTTTTGATGTAGGTCGTCAATTGAACCGTCATTGTCTATGTAAAAATCATAATCTAGACCTACGCTAGAATACTCACTAGCATGTACATTAAGTTTATCTAGCTTACCTTTACTAATAGACCAAGACATATTACCCCATTCGCCCTTGTTGAATGATACGGCTGCATCGTACCATTCAGGCTTTAAACCACGTGAAATACGCATGGTTGTTCCACCTACATTCTTAATTGCTGTTACTTCATTAGCGAATCTACAATCAGTAATAACAATATTGTCTTTGGACTGTCGTAGTTTATTTTCTACGCTAGCTACCCAAATATCAGTATGAAAGTGATTTCTTAGAACGTCAGTACCCCAATATTGAAGTACCCATCGCGGTGTGATTGTCATGCCCAATCGGTTAGTCCACCAATCGTCTTGCTGTTCTCTCCATTCTCTGCTGGTCTTAGTAGAACCTTCTAGTAGTTCTCTATCCCAACCAAAAACTGCTGCCACAGCATCTTTCAAACTTGCAGCAAAACTTACTCTTTTAAAACCATGAAATGTGCAAAGATAGTCTGCTACTGTGTCTTTGCCACTTCCAATAAAGCCGGTTACGCCTAAAATCATGTGGAAACTCCTATCAGATACTTAGTATATGACAGGAGCATGAAAAAGAAAAGAGTCAGTTTACCCTTGTACCCACGTTAACGGTTGACTGTAATCTACGTAACGCTTCAATTCATCAATCAGTAATTCTTGTGCGGCTTTAGCTTCTGCTTTCATAGCTGTACCGTTTAGTGTTGTACCACCACCTGGACCTGCGATAGTACCGAATTTTTCACGGGCTTCACCTATAATACCTTTTAATGTAGCAAATATAAAGTCAGCAATCCAAACTCCTGCACCCGGGTCTTGTAATAGCACTTCTTCAGTTCTTTGTACATCTGCCCATATAAGAACTCTTTCACCTGTACCTTTAGGGTCACGCACAATTCTAAGTACTTTAGTTACCGGGTCAAACGTATAGATAACATAACCACCGAACATACGTGCTGCTAACTCAACATACCCTGCATAGAAATCATATGTAGCCATACCACCTGCGTAGTTATAATTCAGTAGGTATGTATTTAAAATTGCAGAGGAAAACGGATCAAAACTACTAGAACCGGGACCTGTTTCTAAGCCAACTGTTCTACGGTAAATACAGCGGACATTGATAAATTCTTGAGGTAATGTATATGTATCTACATTCTTTACCACTGTCATTAGTGTATATGATTCAGCGGTTGCATTTTGAGCCCTTTGTCTATAGGTCTTTATGGCATAGTTATATGCTGCCTCATAATGCTCAGGATCAAGCTCTAAATCAATGATACCATCACCTAAACGATAACGCAAATTAGTGAACATAGTTTGCTTTAATTCGTCTAAGGTTAAGCCATTTGGTGTTGAAAGGATATTAATTGCCATGTGTAGTTACCTATTATCTATTATTTATCAGGAATAGTTGTTTAGATATTCTTAGGCAATGGCGAGTAGATATGATCCACTCAAACCATAATGACATTCTTGAGGCGTGTCAGGCGATGATGAATTTAACTATTACGGCGGAGGATTGTCTATGTCTCGCCAACCACAAAGGGGTGTTACCATGTTCGCTGGTGTTATAGGACATTATTCATCAGGTAGTCCAACCAGCCCGGGCCCTCTATCGCAATTACCATGACCCGGCAACATCAACTATTAAGATATGGGAAACGTTTCTGTGCAGAGGACAGACGTTTAAGCATCCAAGGGTAGTCCCATAAATTTGCGTTGGTCACGCTTCTACCGTCACTGCACGATGAGGACGGAGTTTCGCCGCATTTCTAGGTAGCGGAACCTATAAACCAATGATTAATCGGTTAACACATCAAAGACTGTGCCGTATTCATATCTAGCCCAGTTATCCATGTCAACATATGTGTTTATTTTGCGTCGGTACACTGTCTTTAGCCACGTTCGTTGTCCGTGAATTTTGACAGGATACCACGCAAACCACTTCTTCCATGGTAGCATCACGACCTTCCTCGGCACAAGTAAGTGTATTGCTCCATTGAAACTCATTCTTTGATTTTAAATATCAAGAACAAGTCCTTCAGGGGATGATTCCACGGATCTTTTACACCAAATGCAATGTGTCCAAATCGTGTGTCCATGTCAATCTTATCTTTCCCCTTTACTACAGGCTTGTCACCCTTCATAATTGAGTAAAGTTCAGTACCGTCAGGTAGTTGTTCAAACTCCTCGGGAGTGAATAACATTAGATTTTCATCCCAAGGGTGCATATCAGAGGTCCCCAGCCTTGCGATTCTCGGAATAAAACGCATCAAAACTACCTCCGGGATAACGTGATTCTAGTTTAGAAACGTTCTCCGCAATAACTTCATTAGGATCATATCCAAGTGACCTGCAGGCATTAATCCAATACCAAATGATATCACCGAGTTCACGCTTCATGTGAAAACGATTTTCTTCATTGAATGGCTTACCTTGAAAGATCATCTTCTTAACGATTTCGTTAAACTCGCCGCCTTCACTTGCTAGACCAATACCGGCAGTCATCAATAGGCTGATGTTCAGATTAGGTTCATTGTCAAGTTCTTGTAGTCGGCGAATCATAGCCGCAGTATCGTTACTTGCTTCGCTAGTAACTGCTTGGACAAAGTCCTGATATTTGTTTAGATCAATTTGTTGTGTCATTAGAATGCCTTTAGAATAATAAGATTTTCATTAAAGCGACCGTTAGGTGTAGTTGCTACTGCTTTAATGTCTGCAAAGAATTTACGTGCCGCGGGCTTTGAACCCATGACTTCTTTGATTTGTTCACCCGGCTTACGCAGGGTTTTAATCTCTGATTTGTTTGTATCAAACCCAAGAATAGTGTTACCCTTGACTGTAAAAGTCTTGGAGTATTCGTCTGCAATATAGTGATGCAGTTTGCGCTTTGCTGTGTCGTACACCCATGCCTCGCTTGCACCATGCAATTTTACAGGACTGATAGATAACAAGTCAAGCTTATTGGTAGGGTCTTTGAATTCCTTGAGATACTTGAGTTTAGACACAATTTTCTCAACCGGAACTGCTTTCTTTTTGCGAGGAGCTTTGCTAGCTTTCTTGACAGAAATATATGCGTTCAAGTCTGATAGGACTTGGTCAATATACTTCAAGATATTGCGTACTTGGATCTTGGTCAAGTAATTGTAACCTTCATTAAGCTGTTTATCTAGACCGCCTTGAAGTTCTTCAAATTCTGCTTGTTTCTTTTTCCAAACATCAGAAATCAAGCTTACATGCTGTGGCATGACATTGAACCTAGCAACAATGTCCATTGTTTTTGTACTGACTTTACCAGTTAGAATAAAGTCATCAAACGCTCCTTCAAGTTCACCTGCGGCATCTTTAGCCTTTTCACGCAGAATGTCCTGAATGTTGGGACGAGCAGGAGACTCTGTTACGTCTTTATTAACAGAAGTAATGCTTTCTTTGACTTCGGGTTTGTGATATGCCTTGAGCAGGCGAGAAATCTCATTCTCAAATTGAGCCGTCTCACGTTCGGTCAATTCAAGACCTCGCAACTTCATTCGGGCTAGCCAACAGTAAGTGTTGATAAATTCGCTTTCAGCAACCTTACGCATCATCTTGGCTTCAGTGTCACGTTTAGTAAAGTCCAAGAATTGGCACATAAGTTCTTTCGCATCTTTCTTGCCATAGAACCAGTTATACCAACCGAAACCGTAAGAAAGTGCAGAAGTCCTGCGATCTGGATCAGGTTGAACTACATACAGTGGTTCTTCACCCATGTATTTGGTATCGGGATTCTTGGGATTCAGTGCTTTAACTTGACTATGATCCTCAGAATTACGTTTGCGTGTAGCCATCAGGCGCTCCTTTACATTGATTTATCTATTGTATCACCGTACCCATTTATTGTCAACCTTACGGGAAAGTGTACTTATTGTTCTGGAAATTGCGATAAATAACTATATGCCAAGATTATCACTATACCACCCGACAAAATCAAACGATTATCGTTTCTTTGATAAAACCATTTCGCAAATGTTTACTGCGGGTGCCACGGACCTGTATGTACATAAGTATTTAGGTCCTACTAATCAAGGCCCTTCAATTGATTATACACAACCTGAATATGCTGAATTAAGTCCTACAAATATACAGGATTTACTATTCTTAGAAAACAGAGATAGAACATATGATCCAAATATCTATAGATTAAGAGGTCACTATAATGTTCAGAATTTAGATTTTGATTTAAGTCAGTTTGGTTTATTTTTGAATAATGATATTATATTCATCACTGTTCATTATAATGACATGATTGATTTAGTTGGTCGTAAATTAATGGTGGGTGATGTTATTGAATTACCTCACTTACTTGATTATAACCCATTAAAAGAAACTATACCTACTGCATTAAAAAGATTCTATCAGATAACAGACGGTAACTTTGCTAGTGAAGGATTTAGCCCAACATGGTATCCTCATTTATGGCGTATTAAGTGTGAGCCATTAGTTGACAGTCAAGAATTCAGTCAGATTCTCAATGAACCTATTAATCAAGACAATTATCTTGGATTATGGGATAAAGATAAAACTTATCCAGCCGGATATGTTATTAGTTACGGTGATAAAAACTACATATCTAAGATAGATGTTCCTGCAGGAGTTTATCCTCCCAACGAAACATATTGGGAATTAGATACTGCACAGGATCTAAAAGATATATTATCAACGTACAATACAAATATTGCAATTAATAATGCTAACTTGCAAGAGGCACAACGTAACTTACCTAAATCTGGTTATGATCGTAGTAAACTATATATTGTACCTACTTACGGTGAATATTCAGAAAACAATACTCTTTCTGGAAAGAATAATCAGCCTGCACCTCCTGTTAATATCAACACTAATTCTAGTGGTGCCCCAATTACAGTAACTGGTACAGTTGCTATGATGCGTAATCCTAAATATAAAAATCCTAGTCCTGTAATTCGTATACCTAAAGAGGCAGTAAAAAGTATTTGGGACATGACAGCAGACAGTGACGGATCAGTAGATCCTATTGATGCGTTTGTTCAAATGAGTTTAGAGGGTTTAGAGTTAGCCCCTGAACCTATAGGCAATGGCTCTGGTGCATTGCAAGGTGATCGCATAATCGTAGCACAATCATTAGGTACTATCACTGGTCCATATGGTACAGCAGACAACACTTATGCCACTGCCGACCAAGACCCAACTCAACCGGGATTCACTGGCACGGTCAGTACTCAAATGGACTTTAGAGCAGACTGTGATCCTGCATTCCAATATATTGCACGTAGTAGCCCAAGAACATTTGGCTATACAACTGGTTATCTAGATGGTGATGGTACTGCGCCCAACGGGTTCCCAACTGGTGCTGGCATTGCATTTCCGCAAAATCCGCAAGTGGGCGACTACTTCTTGCGTATTGATTATTTCCCGCAGTTACTATATCGTTGGGACGGTAAGCTTTGGGTTCGTATCTCTGAAAATGTACGTACTGAAACTGCATTCAATGCAACAAATACATCGCAGTTGTCAGGGTTCATAAATAATGAGAATGAGACAAGATTGACTAGTGGCTCAACAGTACCTCAGGCTCAACCATTGTCAAGCATCTTAAAGCTAACACCTGATGCTATACCACCGAGAACTAATTTATAATGGCACAATTTTTCTATGACAATCAAATACGCAGATTCTTGCTACAGTTTGCAAAAATCTTCAGTAATTGGCAAGTAACAAAAGGTAAAGATCCTGCGGGTAATGATATTTTAGTACGTGTGCCTATAATGTATGGTGACTCTAGTAGACAAGCAAGCACTATCATTGCAAACAACAGTGCTAGCAACCTACCTAGCGCACCGATGATTACTTATTATATCACTGGTCTAGAATACGACCAGCGTAGAACACAAGACCCTACATTTGTTGACAGAATCAACGTTCGTCAACGTTCATACAACAGTGATACACAGCAATATGAGCAGGTGCAGGGACAAGCGTTTACAATTGAACGTTTAATGCCAGTTCCATACACATTGCGTTTGACAGTTGACTTCTGGACAACAAACTACAATCAAAAACTAGAATTGATTGAACAGTTAGGAACATTATTCAATCCTTCATTAGAGATTCAATCTACTGATAACTTCATTGACTGGACAAGTTTGAGTGTAGTATATCAAGATGGACTGACTTTCACTAGTCGTACTATACCACAAGGTACAGGTAATCCAATTGATGTAATGTCTTGGAAGTTCTATATACCTATCTGGTTAAGTACAAGTAGTAAACTCAAGAAGATGGGTGTTATTGAGAAAATTATCGCTAGTATCTACAAGGGTAAGGCACTTGATGACATTCAAGACGATGACTTATTGTTAGGTACCCGTCAAAAGATTACACCTTACGGTTATAAACTATTACTAATCGGCAACAGTCTTCAATTATTGCCGGCAAACGAAGCATTCTATCCTCCTAACGAGGACTTGGACTTGCCACCATCACCTAATACAAACTTGTATTGGTCTAGCTTACTAAACGTATATGGTACACTAAGACCTGGCATAAGCCAGATATGGTTACAAAACCCATTTATGAACACTGAAATCGTGGGTACAATTGTTCCCGATCCAGTAGATGACAGATTATTAATTTATAACATTGATCCTGACACACTTCCACAAAATACATTAGACCCAGTTGATAGCGTTATCAATCCATTGTTAGTAGGACCTAATGCAGGCTTGCCCGGGCCCGTCAATGGTCGCAGATACTTGATTGTAGAATCTATAGGCTCAGATGGTAATTCTACTACTGCTTGGGGCGGGTTAGTAGCAAACGCAAATGATATTATTGAATACAGCACTGGTTCAAATTCATGGGAAGTTGCGTTTGACAGCGCGGCTGCTACTACTGTAGAGTATGTGACAAATCTAACCACAAATGTTCAGTACCGTTTCACTGATTCTATGTGGATGAAGAGTTACGAAGGTTGGTATGACCAAGGTGATTATTCTATCGTTATCTAAATTTAGATAAATGATAGTATGAACACTGTATCAGCCGGAGTATTCTTTTATTGCACAGCGACAAAAAGATACCTATACCTGTTAAGAACGGATGCTAAAAATCCGGGAAATTGGGGTATACCGGGCGGGAAAATAGAAGAAGATGAAACTCTATTTGAGGGTATTGCTAGAGAATGTGAGGAAGAAATTAAATTTTTCCCCAACAAAGCTAAGTTAGTACCGATACAAAAATTTGTCAATCATAGCTTCACGTATCATACATTCTTCTGCGAAGTTGATAATGAATTCATTCCTACGTTAAATGATGAACATTGTGGATATGCTTGGGTAGGAGAAGGACAATATCCGAAACCATTACATCCGGGATTGTTTAGCACAGTGAACTTTGATGTAGTACAAGAAAAATTAGAAACACTAACTAAAAAAGCCCCTTAATCGGGGCTTTTTTTAACGAGCTAACAATTTTGCAATCGTGTCATAACCTAGAGAACCTAGTACTATGCCTGCGCCCATCATCATCCATCGCCACTTTTCTAAACTAGAAATTTTGTCAGACATTGCCTTGTGTGCAGATGCACTATGCTCAGACATCTCTTTCAACATTTTCTGATTTTCTTCAGAATGTAGTTCAATGGTTTGACGAAGTTCCTTCACGTCCTCCTTGATTTCACCGACTTTTTGTTCAATGTTTTCAACTTGGACTTGAAGGACTGCTATATCAGTCTCAGTTTTTTGGAAATTTACTGATCTGCTAGCCGACATGATTATACACCGTTAATAGTTACGATTGGGTTAGGCTGTCCACCGTATGTATTCGCTGCATAAGCTGTGTTGAATGTAGCAATAACATCAGGGTTGACGTTAGCCAATACAGCAAGACCTGTACCAGAACCACCTGCATTTAACGCAGTGAATGTGACACCTGTCATGCTACTTGCTGCACCAATTGCTGCCCAGTTTGTATCACCTGAGAAGTAAATTGTATAGACTTCACCGGGAGTAAACGAACCGTCGGCAACAGTTGCCGGGAACAACTCGGAGTTGTAATCGTTAATAGAAGAAACATATGCTACTGTTGAGCTTGCATCAGTTGAACGGATTGACATTGTGTTTGGTGTCAATGCTGTGTTAGCAACGTTAGCTGTATAAACTGCACCAGTGATACCAGTTGTTGCACCTGTTACCAAGTACTTTGTCTTACCCTTCTGACGAACGATATAACCTGCTTCGGGTAGAGCTTGAATGAACGGATCACCTAGACTAGATACACCAATTGCGTTGTTTGCAGAAACTGCACCTAATACAACACGGTTCTGAACAGCGTTAGGTGTACCAGTTGCATCAGACAAGTCTACTTCTGCGCCACCGCGAGTTGTAGAAACAGTGAAAGCACTAGCGTTAGCAATTGCTTTAACAAAGTATGTAGTACCTGTTACTAGACCGCCTAAGTTAGCACTGAATGTAACAGGTGTATTAGCTGTCAAGGTCTGTGCATTACCTGATGTACCGATGATATTACCAGTATTTTGTGTATTAGCAACAGCAACAGTTAAGTCACCTGCAGTAGCAGTAGTTGTGCCTAATAACTGTACTGGGCCTGCGCCATCACCCCATACTGCGAATAAACGAGTACCTGTAGCAACGTTAGCAAAGTCAGTGCCTAAACCAACAACAACGTTACTAGAAGTAGATGCAAATACAGTACCTGTACCATTAACACCAAATGCAACGTTACATAGAACTTGCTTACCATATATTGCTGTGTTGCCACCAACTACACCGTATGTGCTAGAGTTTGTTGCAGGATAGCCTGCGCCAGACACTGGATTGTTGAAGTATGCATCAACAACACCAACTGACAATTGAGAAGCAGTTGTACCAGTTGTTAATGTAACTGGAGTATATGTTGGGTTTGCGCTTAATTGAGTAGCAGAAACAGTGAATGTTGTTGAGCTAACAACTTCTAAAATCCAATATGTTGTACCAGCAACTAAGTTTGTACCAGTTGTAACGCTAGGTACAAACGGCATACCTGCGATAACACCTAATGTGTTTAAGTTTTGTGAAACAGTAACAATATTTGTTGTTGCAGTTGTATTAGTTACTGTTAAGACCGCTTGGGCCTTTGCGATTTTTAGAGGACGTCCCATTTGATTTTCCTTTGTAAAATTAGCGGGTTCTAGCCGCTACGCAGTGGGTACTGCATAAACTCTCAGAATTAAGAGCGTATCGTATATTTATCTCTATGGTTATTATTCAGTACCTGTGTCAGGATGATTTGCACCTAATTCAGTAACACTAAATGCACCTGCAGTACCTGCTACGTTGATATATGCGATATAATTTCCCTGACCAACAATAACACTGTTCAATACTGTATTTGCCGGGACAATCTCACATGCCGTTAAGTTAGCAGTAACGCTTGAATTACCCACAGCAAATGCTATTGCAGATGTGGTTGTAGATATTCTTACTTTATCTGTAGTAGAAGCCGCTGTTCTTTGGCTTGATCCGTTTGCTGTATAAATTGCTGATGCCATTTTGTTTTCCTAATTATAATCTACCTACAGCGATTTCAATAACGCCTTCGGTTCCGTCAAAGTTCTCTAATGCTTTGCCGATAACTGTTCCCATTGTTGGTGTGTTACTTGGTCTAGCGAAACCGTTTCCACCAGATACCATCATGTCACCCTTACGAATTGTACCACGAACTTTAGTTGGTACACGACCTTGTAGAGCGATTGCCACTGCAATACCTTGACAGTTTGCATTCATTGCATATGCAGGATCAGTAGATACTACACCAGCAACTCTTGTGGTTCCATCTTCTGCGACAGTAACTTCTTTTTCGCCACCAAACTCAAGCACAGTTCCCGGCTCATAATTTTGATCTGCTTCATAGTATTCTGCCAAGTCAGCGTATGTTGCTTGTAACCTAGATCCAGTGGTTAATGTCCAGTTACCTGTTATAGTACCCGAATTCGTGTTAGCTCCGGTAGTCAATGATAAATTGTTACCTGAGATAGTTTGAGCATTAGCGAACGTCAAGCTAGTAAATGATGTGCTGACACTAGTAATGTTTGGTTGTGCAGCAGTTGTTACTGTACCTGCTGTAGTTGCGCTAGTAGCAGTGCCTGCACTAGTTGCAAACGTTGCGTTAGCTACAGTACCAGTTACATTGGCGCCTGCCAATGAACTTAATCCACTACCATTACCAGTGAATACCCCTGTGTTTGCCGTAACTGCTACTGCTGTAATTGTCCCGTTAACACCCAAACTTGTTAGAGTACCAACGCTAGTAATATTAGGTTGTGCAGCAGTTGTTACTGTACCTGCTGTAGTTGCACTTGTAGCTGCACCACTTAATGC